CCCTTACCTCCTTCCTCTGCAACTCTTTATTATATCGAGTTTTAGAGGCGAGGTATCCATCCGAGAAAGTCCGTAGCGTGAGACACCCGAGAGTATCGCGAGATACGGGAAGCAATTTCCGTACCTTTGGCGGTATCTCTTGCAGCATGTAATTGGCCAAGTTAAACAGGCCGGCTGAGTGAGCGTTATTACTGACGTCCACCCAGCTTACTAGCTGCACGGGTTTTTCCCCTACCACTAGGTCGCGGAGGTATACAGGGGTCACACAAGACCCGTTGTACGCATCCATTCCGCAAGATTCGCGGAAACGACCACTATAATGCGTCTTAGACGCATTAACCTGCAGGCCAACGTGGCTTAGCAGGAGTGATAGTGAAGGTACTGCTTGAGACGGCATTATTATGTCGTCTCCAAAGACCTGGATATCCCTGAATACACGAAGCAGAGTATGGTATTTAGTATCCAAACCCCGCTCGTATATGACGCAGGCAGCTGCCATTCGGGAATAGGCAATTGTCTGTACAGGGAAAGTCACGCCGGAACCCATGCACGCAAACTTACGTAAGCGTAGGTAGTACGGATCAGTTCTCTTAATATGATTATTTAGAGTTCTGGTCCGGCTTGCGTGCAGCGCGGATAACAGTGCAGGAGAGCACTGAAACACGCGTTCCACTACCCAGCACGAAAGACGATCGGACGCAGCGGATAAGTCCACCGTTGCCAAATCGTCTCCAGTACTGGCCTTCAAACAGAGGTCGCGACTGCGCCCCTGATCGAGGAAGTGGATTGAGTTCTTGAGTAGCTTTGGGAGATTTTCCCTCAGCCACTTCATCATCCCTAATTGGATGAAAACGTGACTCACGGGCTCGGCAGCAATCAACCTCGGGGACTTGAGGGTCTTCGGAACGGCTAACAGCCGCGACGAAGGCTCGTGTAACCGAAGATGAGAGCCGCTTTGCTCGAGGCCAGGGACCAACGGACATTCTGTCTTTGCTGATCTCAAACTGGGAAAGAGTTCCAGTTGAGATACCACAGAAGACGGAGTTTTGTCTGAAAGTCCCCCTCGCGGAAGCAAGTCTCCCACTGAACAAGTGAAGTACTCTTCGGGAAATATCCCATCGAGCTTCCTAGGCCAGTGGTGGAACAGGTACTTATCAGTCCTGTAACGACCGGCTTCTGCGGTGGCACCAGGTCCGTGCCTTGGGAAGACTTCGCGCCAGTCGAACTCAGGATACTGTGAAATAACAGTATCACAGAGTCTGTCAAGGACCGCCAAAAGCGGTTCTGGGCACACGTCTCGGTTTGAGACGAGGTCTGGCACGCGTCGATAGCCGTCTCGGAAGCTGAGCCTCTTGTGAGGTAAAGGTAGAATGTCGGACTCCCAATCAAGACTAGGAGTACGCAGACCACCATCAACTTTTCGGAACGACTCAACCTCAAGAGAAATTGTAGCATCGCTACACCTCTTATTCACCTTCTTCGCCAAGTATAACACCTGGCGGATGAAGAAGATTAGGGTTGGATCGACGTCGTCGTGTAGTCTTCCTGAGTATGACGAGAAGACCATGCTAAACATTCGCGATAGAAACTCTCGCGAACAACCGTCAACTACCTTACCAAACGTGGTAGGAAGTAGTGTCGGGTCCATGTGTCTTAATGAGAGGGCTCGGTCGAAAACCTTGCCCGCTTCGGGCATATCGATCATCATGAACGATACGCCTCGACTCATTGTCATACTCGTTAGACGCCTATGATCGGCGTCTAAAAAGGAAAGCAGACCGCTGTCCCACGCTATGATGTCT